TCTTTAGTTGCGACCACGGACACAGACGATCAGCGCACGGCGCTAGCTGCAATCAAGACGCCTGTTGCAGTGCAGCATTTAACTGGGATGCTCACCGCATATGATTGGGAGTTTGTGCAGCAAGCTAAAGAGTTGCGCGGTTACACAGTGGCAAAGATCGTTGAAGAGACTAAGCACACGAACCCGAGTATTCGACTCAAGGCGCTGGGAATGCTGGGGCGCGTGACTGAGGTTGGTTTGTTTACGGAGAAGATTGAGATTAAGAAAGCGGATCTGACTGATTCCGAGTTGGAGACGCGAATTAAAGAGAAGCTCAATCGCTTTATGCAGGTTGTTGATGTCGTAGACGTATCAGATGTCCCTGAACAACTTCACGACGCTTAGTAAAGCTGAGCTTCAAGCGCTCCAGCGAGCGCTTCCCCATATGTCCACCAAGGACAAGATGGAGTTGTTTGAGGATTTGGAAGTCCGAGAGCACCGAGCGCGCATGTCTGCCGCGCACAATTCAATTTTGGGTTTCGCCGCTGCTGTATATCCCGGGTTTAAAGTTGGCGCTCACCACCGCAAGCTGGCAAAGATCTTCCAAGATGTGCTCAACGGCACCAAGAAGCGGGTGATTATCAATATTGCGCCACGTATGGGTAAGTCTGAGTTCTCGTCTTACCTGTTCCCTGCGTACTTTTTGGGCAAATACCCCGAGAAGAAGATCATCATGGGCACGCACACCGCTAGTTTGTCCGAGGATTACGGGCGGCGGATACGAAATTTGATCGACGGCGAGGACTACGCAGAGATTTTTCCCCAGACAAATGTGGCAGACGACCAAAAAGCGGCGGGGAAGTGGTCAACAACGGCGGGCGGACAGTACTACGCCGCAGGCGTAGGGGGTGCGCTAGCTGGCCGGGGCGCGGATTTGTTTGTAATTGATGATCCACACTCGGAACAAGACGTAAAGATCAACTCGCGGCTGGCTTTTGATAACGCATGGTCTTGGTTTCAGACGGGACCGCTTCAGCGCTTGATGCCGGGCGGTGCAATCATAGTAATTATGACGCGCTGGTCCCTGATTGACCTGACTGGGCGCTTGCTCGACTACCAAACAAAGAACAAAGACGCTGATCGGTGGGAGATTGTTGAGCTTCCGGCGATCTTGAACGAAGATACGGAGCAGGAAAAGTCGCTTTGGCCAGAGCAGTGGCCGCTTGATCAGCTAAAAAGCAAGAAAGCCAACATGGACCCCCGGTTTTGGAATGCGCAGTACATGCAGCAGCCCACAGCCGACACTTCAGCGGTCGTCTCACGCAAACATTGGCGCATTTGGCCCCATGATGACCCGCCAACGTGTGAGTATATTATTCAGTCGTGGGATACGGCGTTTGAAACCAAGAACAATTCGGACTATTCCGCCTGTACTACGTGGGGTGTCTTCTATAATGAAGAAGAAAACGACTCGCCGCAGATAATTTTGCTTGATGCATTCAAGGAGCGCATGGCGTTTCCCGAATTAAAGGCGGCGGCATTCAAACATTGGAAGGAGTGGGACCCAGATGCCTTCATTGTGGAGAAAAAGGCAGCGGGCGCACCGCTTATCCAAGAGTTGCGGGCTATGGGCATTCCCGTTCAGGAATTCTCGCCTAGTCGTGGCAATGACAAAATGGTTCGGATGAACGCGGTAAGTGACTTATTTCATTCAGGAAAAGTCTGGGCACCGGATACGCGCTGGGCACGCGAAGTCATCGAAGAAGTTGCGACATTTCCCGTTGGGGAACATGACGATTACGTGGATACGACCACCCAAGCCCTGTTACGATACCGCCAAGGCGGGTTTATTGCGCTGGATTCAGACGAAAGGGACGAACCGTCAATATTTCGCCGCCGAGTGGCGGCTTACTATTAGCATGTCAACACAAAAGTTCATGGGGCGTGGGCAATTGATTGACCGTCTGTCAGCACAGATGGGGTCAAAGGAAGCGGCGCTCGACGTTCTACGTTCTAGGGGGCATATTGATCAGTTTGGTAACTTGACCGAGGCAGGTCGGACGCGAGATGCAATGACAGCAGAAGAACGTGCGCTTGATCGGGCTAAAAAACGCACAGGCAAGCCCGTGTCCTCATTCAAGTATGATCCCGCCACTAATCGGGCAACTTTAAAGAAGAGATATTGATGGCAACAAATATCGACAAGTCGCTGTATAGCGCACCGCAGGGCATTGATACTCTTGCTGCGCAGGAAGAACCCATTGAGATTGAGATCATTGACCCAGAAGCGGTCAATATCAAAGCAGGCCCGCTAGAAATCAGTATTCAGCAAGACGACGAAGAGTCCGACTTTTACGCCAACCTTGCCGATGATATTGATGCGGAAGACTTGGATATGCTGGCGGGTGAGTTAGCCGATGCTGTTGATAACGACCGGCAGTCGCGCAAAGACTGGGAGAAGTCCTACAAAGAGGGGCTAAAACTCTTGGGTCTCCAGTACGAGGAGCGCACGGAGCCGTGGAACGGTGCTTGTGGCGTGTTCCACCCCATGATTACGGAAGCCGTTGTACGGTTCCAATCCGAGGCTATCACAGAATCGTTCCCAGCGCAGGGTCCGGTGCGCACCAAGATCCTTGGGAAAGAGACGCCAGAGAAAAAAGAAGCCGCTAAGCGTGTTGAACACGACTTGAACTATGAGCTTACGGAAGTGATGCGCGAGTTTAGGCCCGAGCATGAACGCATGCTGTGGAGTTTACCCGCAACAGGTTCGGCTTTCAAGAAAGTTTATTTCGATCCGTCACTGAACCGCCCGGTATCAATGTTTGTACCGGCAGAAGACATCATCCTGCCGTATGGGGCTACAGATCTGGATACGTGCTATCGGGTTACGCACGTTATGCGCAAAACCGAGCAAGAGATTGTTCGCTTGCAGCAAGCTGGGTTTTATCGGGACATCACGTTGCCTGATCCCAGCCGTGAGCAGACGGACATCCAGAAAGCTAAGGACAAAGAAACCGGCTTTAGTGATCTGAACGACGACCGCTACACGATATACGAAGTCCATGCGGACTTGGATATTGCCGGGTTTGAGGACAAGGACGATGACGGGGAAGAAACGGGTATTGCGCGTCCATATGTAATCACCATCATCAAGGGCACCAATGATGTGTTGGCGGTGCGGCGCAATTGGAGAGAGGACGATGAGTTCTGCCTGAAGCGCCAGCACTTTGTTAAGTACGACTACATCCCCGGGTTTGGTGCGTATGGCTTTGGTTTATTTCATCTGATTGGCGGCTTTGCCAAATCAGCTACCAGCATCATGCGCCAGCTTGTGGACGCTGGCACTCTCTCAAACCTACCGGGCGGTTTGAAATCCCGTGGGTTGCGCATCAAGGGCGATGACACTCCGATTGCGCCGGGAGAGTGGCGAGATGTAGATATTGGTTCAGGGGCGCTGCGCGACAACATTCTGCCGCTGCCATATAAAGAGCCATCAAACGTCCTGTATCAGTTGCTATCCACGATTGTGGACGAAGGGCGGCGTTTCGCAGCCACGGCAGATATGCAGGTTAGTGACATGTCGGCGCAAGCCCCAGTGGGGACCACGCTGGCTCTGTTGGAGCGCCAACTCAAGGTAATGACGGCGGTGCAGGCGCGCTTGCACTACAGCTTTAAGCAAGAACTGCGCCTGCTTGCGCAGATTGTTCGGGACGAAACAGATGACGAGTACGACTACGACCCAGAAGAGGGGCCGCGCAAGGCGAAGAAGTCTGACTACGACCATTTAGATATCATCCCTGTTAGTGATCCCAACGCGGCTACGCTGAGTCAGCGAGTTGTACAGTATCAAGCTGTCATTCAGATGGCGCAGATGGCACCGGACATTTACGACCTGCCACAGTTGCACCGGCAGATGTTGGAGATTCTGGGTGTTAAGCACGCAGACAAACTGGTGCCGCTGCCAGAGGACATGAAGCCGCGCGATCCGGTAACGGAGAACATGAACCTGATGAAGAGCGAGCCGGTAAAGGCGTTCTTCTACCAAGACCACAAGTCGCACATTCAGGTTCACATGGCGATGATTCAGGACCCAACGATTGCGCAGTCTCTTGGGCAGAACCCGAAAGCGCAGCAGATCTCAGCCGCTCTCATGGAGCATATCGCAGAACATGCGGGGTTCCTGTATCGCTATCAAGTAGAGCAGCAGCTTGGCGCGGCGTTGCCTAAATACGACGAAGACTTGCCACCGGAAGCAGAGTACGCGCTGTCTAACCTGATTGCGCAAGCCTCCAAACAAGTGGTTGATCAGAACAAGGCGCAGCAGGCCAGAGAGCAGGCGCAGCAGCAAGCCCAAGACCCGCTGATCCAGATGCAGCAGCAAGAGTTGCAGATGAAGCAACAAGAGTTGCAAATTCGCCAGCAGGAAGCGCAGGCCCGGATTCAGCTTGATTCGCAAAAAGCTCAGCTTGATGCGCAGATAAAGCAGCAAGACATGCAGTTAAAGATGCAGGTAGCGGCGGCACAAGCGCAGGCTGCACAGGTCCAAGCACAGGCGCAGGCTGGCAAGACGGCGTTGGATCAAGCGCGGCTTGAGTTAGATAGAGAGAAGATGGCAAGCGACAAAGAGCTTGCCGGTATGA